TTCGACACGGTGATGGTGCGCACCATGATCTGGCAGACGTTGTTGAACCGGGTCGGCTTCTTGGCCGGCTGCGCGGTGTAGCGCCAGCCCTCGGGCTGCGTGTTGCTGTCGGCCGCGTTCAGCTCCTGCACCAGCCATTGCGTGGTGATCTGCTCGGCGTCTTCGCCCCTGCCGATCGCCGACACGAACGGCGTTTCCTCCGGATCGATCCGCCAGATGATGTCCGACAGGTCTTCCTTCATGTTGCTGGCGGCGTTGGCGCCAGTGGTCATGTAGGTGTTGGCGATTGCTGCGCCTTCGCTCGAGACCGCCATGTGGCGACACTCCGGCTTCTGCCCCCGCGCGCCACTGCGTCGCGTCTGGCATGGGTTGCGGAAATGCGGCCTGGCGTGGACTGCGATCGGCGTCGGCGTCGGCTTGGTCCCCTGCGTCGCCTGCGTGGCACGGCGATGGCGGGCTGGACTGCCGGGCCGGGGCGCTGCTGCGCTTGGTCCCTGGCTCGCGTACCCGCCGCCGTTGCTTGGTCCCCGACCGAACCTTGGTTCGTGTCGTCGGACTGCCATGGACGGCGGGCCGGAAGCCCGCATCCAACCGGATCGAGCCCGGGCTAGTCAAGGGGAAATTCTGTGCTAGCGTCGTTCCTGGCCATCGCCGCGCCTCCGCCCCTACGCGTCGGTGGCTCCGCTTCGGCGGAGGCGCGGGCGTGTCGGAAGCGTCCCGCGCCTGAAAAACCCTCACGGCCGCGTCCGTTGCAGCTTGATCAGCACGTCGGCGCACGGTTCACGCACGGTGATCATCCGGTTGTTCACCATGATGACCAGGCAGCGCGTGCCCTGGGTCCAGTGCCCGCGCTCGAGTCCCTGCGGTTCGCGCACCGACGTGACCAGCGCCGGATTGACGTAGATCACCTGCCCGTTGGGACCGTGCAGCGCGACCGGCTCGAACGTGGTCAGCCAGAAGGCAGTCAGGATCAACGTTTCTTGCCGATGCCCGGATACTTCGCCGCGACCTTGCGCCGCACGGTCGCCTTTTCGGCCGGCGTGCCATGCTGCGCCACCCGCGCCAGCGCGTTCCTGGCGTGGCTGGCATCCTGGATCGGGTAGGCGCGCTGGCTCGGGAGCGCGAAGCTGCTGGACTTGAGCCGCTTGCGGCCCTTGGCGGTGGCCACTAGCGCCTCCCGGTCGGCTTGATCTCACGCAGCGTGCGCGCCAGCGCGAACGCCTGCCGCATGGTCGGGCGCTCGTCGAACGCGGCCCGCGCGTCGCGCTCGCGTCGGCTGGCCTGCACCGGCGGCGGCGCGCCGCGCGGCGCGGGGCGGCCGGGATCGTGCGGCTGCGGCGTCACCTTGGTCGCCTGCAGCTTGCGATACTGCGCGGCGTCGTGCAGCACGATGATCTGGCGCGGATCGATGATGTCCTGCGCCAGCTCATCCTCGGTGTAGCCGACCTTGCGCGCGTACTCGGCCATCTCCTGCTGCAGCGCCTGGCGTTGCGCGGTGTCCTTCCAGGCCGGCAGCGCCTGGCTCAGCATCGCGTGCCCGGCCCGCACCAGGTTGAGCTTGCGGTTCTGCTCCTCGAGCTGGCGCTGCTGCGCGACTTGCTCCTGCTCGCGCTTGGCTTCTTGCAGCATCTCGTAGCGCGCCCGCTTTTCCTGCCATCCCAGCGGATCGGTCTTGGCCAGCGCGACCCAATCCACCGGCTTGTCAAACTCCTTGGCTGAGTCGGACACGAAGCGATCGAGCCGGCCCAGGTAGTGGTCGCGCGCCTGCTGGAACGCGGCCAGCACCTGCTGCACTTCGCCCTGCTGCGCGCGCAGCGCCTGCGTCTTGCGGGTGTAGTCCTGCTGGCGCTGATAGCCCTGCTGCAGCTCGGCCATCGACACACGCTGCAGCCGCCCGTCCAGCATCAACTCGATGTCGCCGGGCGCGCCGAGCGCTTCCTCCTCCTCCTCCTGCGCCGCGCCATTGCTGCCGCGCGGCTCAGCCTGCGGCCGCGACGGCGCCGGCTCCGGCGCGCCGACGCCGTTGCGCTCGCGCGCCTTGCGCAACGCGTCCAGGCCCTCGGAGGGCGACAGGCCCGGATCGCGCGGCGGCGCCTCGGTCGGCCGGAAGCTGGGACTGGCGCCGGACGCTAGCGGCGCTGCGGCCGGTGCGGCGGCGCCGTTCTCGGCTGTCATGCGTGCCCCGGCGTGGCGTGCTCGAACTTGGCGATGCCGTTGCGCAGCATCGGGTCCAGCAGCGGCGATCCCACCGCCTCGCGCACCGACACCGCGCCGTCACGCCCCAACGCCACCAGCCGCAGCGCCGCGATCCGGCCGGTGCGAACCTCGAAGCCGGCATGATCCAGGGTCGACATCATCTGCTCGCGCTCGCGCCAAGTCGCCTCGGTCATCTGCTCCTCCCCCGTGCTCGGCTCAGCTTGCCCGCGCCGATCGTCATCTCGAGCTGCACCCGCAGGTGCTCGATCGCCTGAATCCGGTACCAGCAGCGCTCGCGCACCGCCGGGTCCTCGGCCGCCAGCCAGATGCGGGTGGTGTCGGCCTCCTGCTCGTCCAGCAACTGCGCCAGCAGCGGGTTCTCCTGCAGCGCCCGCGCGTGCTGCTCGCGCTCCAATGCGGCGCGGTCGCTCACTGATCGAACTCCGTTCGTATCATGGCGGCAGGTTCTGGCCCGGCGGCGCGACCGCGCGGCGCAGATTGGCCAGCGCCGTGATCTGCTGCGCCGGCAGCAGCCGCGCCGGACCCGCCGGAACCGGTGCGGGCGGCGGCTGCGGCGGACCCATGCCGGGCGGGGCTGCCGCGCCCGGCGCCGGCATCGCGCCGGACGCCCCGGCCGGCGCGTTCGGGGTCGCGGAGGCGTGCTGCGCCAGCACCGCGTCGGCGTCGAATTGCTGGCCGGGGCTGTCGGCGATGGTCGGCGCCCCGCCCGGCGAGCCCGGCGGCAGCGCGGCCGCCGGCGGCGGCTGCGGCGGCGGGATCGGCTGCAGCATGCCGGCAATCGCCACCGTCAGATCGGGATCGCGCGACAGCAGCGACGACAGCGCGCGCGGGTCCAGCTCGGCGGTGCCGGGATAGCGCCCGCGGATTTCGGCCGCCTGCAGCAGTGCCTCCACCCGCGCCTTGTCGCGCTCGCGGTCGTCGTCGAGCAGCTTGGCCAGCGTCTTGCCGCGCTCCTGCTGCAACTGGAGCTGCGTGTTCGCCTGCGTCTTGCTGATTTCCACCTGCGCCAGCAACTGGTCCGACGTCGGTTGCGGCGGCGGCGCCGGCGGCACCCAATCCGGCGGGATGTCGCGGAAATAGCGATCCGGCGACACGATCCCGGCCGCGGCCATCATGTCGGCCAGGGTGGCGCGATACTGCCCGATCGTGACCAGCGGGTTCTGCGGCCCGTAGGTGGACAGAATCTGCTCCTGCTTGCCGGCGATCATGCCCAGCACCTGCAGCCGCTCCGCCATGCTGCCGCGCCCGACCGCGACGTTCGTTTCGACCGCGAACGCGCCGAGCCAGGCGCGCGGATCGACCGGCACCCAGTGCCCGCGCAGCCGCACCGCGCGCGGCCGGTCCTGATGCTCCGCCATCAGCGCAAGCACCCCGGCGTAGACCGCGCGCATGCCCTCGGCGATCCAGCGCAGCGTCAGCTCGATCCGGTCCTGCGCCGCCGAAATCTGCGCCGAGACCGCGATCGGCGCCGTGCTCTGCAGCGTCTCGGCGTTGAACCCCTGGCTGCCGCGGGTGATCCCGGTGCGGCTTTCCTTGATCGCCGCGGTGACATCGAGCAGCGGCGCCGCCTGCGGCCCGATGAACGGCTTGACCAGCTCGCGGATCGCGCCCTGCGTACGCTCGCGCAGCACCGCGCCCATTTCGGTGTTCAAGACGTCGTCGACCGGCACCTGGCCGTCCACGATCACCGTGCGCGGGTGAATCGCCTCCGTCATGGAATCGAGGATGTTGCGCATGATGCGCGAGTTGACCCGCTGCAGGTCGCCGACCCGGTCGGCAAAACTCTGCCCGACCGCTTTGTGCGGCACCGCGAACGGGATCAGCCGCGCCAGCGGCACGCAATCGGCCGGCTGGTGCGCCAGGATGGTCTGCCCGGTCTGTCCCACCGCCTGCACCCGGCGCAGCTCGGCGATGCCGTCGCCGTCATAGTCCACCTTGATCCAGCCTTCGGTGTAGGTGACGCGCCGCATCGACGGGTCGCCCTTCCAGCCGGCATCCCTTGTCGCGGACGCCGCGGTGCGGTCCCTGGCGCGCTTGACCTTGTCCTGGCGCCCGGCCTGGTAGTCGTTCAGGTGGCGCAGGATCATGTCCTCCGGCAACCCCAAGGCCACCAGGTCGCCGACCGTGGTTTCGGTGACGATGAACACGCCGCGCGCGTCGTCCGGCCCGGATGCGTCCGGATCGATCCACACGTTCTCGGACGGCACCGCGGCCACGAACGGCCGGTCCTGCTGCACCTTGCGCACCAGGGTCACGTCCCACAACAGCACCGGCACCCCCGGCATGAGCTGGATCAGCGCGCCCTCGGGGCTGGCCTGCAGCCCCATGCGTTCATCGTCGGTCGCCGGCCGGCGCGACACCCGCAGCGCGCGCACGCCGGGCTGGGTGATCAGCGGTGCCGCTTGCTGCTCGAGCAGCCCGGAATAGTGCTCCGTGACCGGCTTGACGCTCTGATCCCAGCCCCAGCGTATCCAGCCGACCTTCAGCGTGGCGGCGTCGTGCGCGGCGTCGTGGATCGCGCGGAACCCGTCGCAGTCGCGGAAGATCACGTATTGCACGTAGTCGGTCGCCTGCGCCGCCTGCTCCTCCGCGCCCTCCTGCGTCGGCACGAACAGCACCGGATGCTCGGCGCCGGCGAACACGCGCATGATGGTCGGCATGATCGCCGCGACCGTGTCCTGGACCTCGGTCAGCACGATCTGGCTACGGCCCTCCTCCTCGTCGCCCATTGGGTCGCCGTTGTAGAGCCGCAATCCCTCGGCGCGCTGCGCGGACAGCCGGTCGTTGTAGGAGCTGGCAGCGTCGCGCAGCGCGGTGAACGCGGCCTCGAGCTGTTCGTCGGACAGCGCCGGCGGCTCGGCCAGAACAACGGTTTCGACGCCGGTGTCCGGCCCGCTACCGGCTACCGGAGGCGCGGCCGGCGGCGCATCGCCCATCACGGTCAGGGTCCGGCGCCTTCGGTATGTCATTCGACGCACTGCGACTCCGGGTTCCCCTCGTCAGCCAGTCAAATCGTCATCAAAGATCGTAAAACGGTTGACGAGGCACTAACGAAACAGGCCGGGTTGCCAACGAAGTCCGCCGCTTGGCGGTTCTTTCGGCTCAGGCGCCAATCCGCCCTGGCAACGGAAGCTGATCTGGCGAGTATCGCCGGGCTCGCCGCGCACGGTGACCGCGAACACCAGGCCGCAGGGGCACGAGCCGCAGAACAGGCCCGGTTCCGTCATCTGCGGCAGATCGAGCGTGCAGCTCGGCGTCGCCCCGTCCGCGGTGTCGACGGTTTCCGCCGCCGGCGCCGGGCCGGGCGCGCAGGGGTGCGGCCGGAAGCTCGCGGAGGGCGGCATGTCAGTGGTGGCGCGGCCGCTCCTGTTTGGCATGGTCGTCCTCTCGCCGCAGGAACTCCCGCACCGTGTCGATATGGCGCCGCAGCATCCGCTCCCGCAGCTCGGCCTGCTCTGCCGGGTCGTCGCGCCGGTAGCCGGCGAGCCACCCCGCGACCAGACTCCCCAGCGCCGTCCCGACCGCGGCCGGGTCTTCGCCGGTGACCACCTGCGCCAGGTCGCGCATCAGCTCCCGCGACAACCGCTTGCGCGGCAGGGCGCTCATCGCTTCCAGCGCTGCGGCACCCCGCCGATCTCCTCGCCCGGGGCGAAATTAATGCTGATCCCGTATCGCAATGCGCAATCCCTCCCCTGCGTGGTCCAACAACTCGCGCAGCCTCGCGCGCTCGGCTGTGTCCGGCACATGCTCCCGCAGCCATTCGCAGGTCGCGCAGCGCGTGCCCTCGCATCGACCGCCGAAGTCGAACACGTACGCCCCGCAATCGGTGCACTCGAACT